ATTCTCCAAAATATATGTTGCAGGGGCTCTGCCATCGGCACCATTGGCATTTGGTTCGGTTTTTGTTATTTTCAAGTCACAGGTGTACTCATCAGAAAACTTAAGTCTATTAACACGATTTGTGGCATTTGGTGTTAGTCCAGCGACTTGATCAATAGTTCCTGTATAAGTTTTTACAGCATCACTAAAGATACTTTCATACCAACCAGTAAAAAATTTAAGGGGAGTTAAATCTCCATCCAACAGAAACCCTAAACTCAAATCTGTGTAAATTCTTGTGTGCGGATAGTAAATAGGACCTTCGCCCAAAAACCTACCACTAAGTTGAGAAACTCCTGACTGTACGTTTGGCAATTGCGCTTCATCACATAAAAGATTCACCAAAGTTTTACCAGAGTCTGTGTAGTAAGAATCGGCAAACGAGAAAGGATTTGTTTCACTTTTTTTAGGAAAAGTAAACTCAACATTAAAACCAGTGGTAAGAGAGAATCCTCCCTTCGCACTGATCTTAGCCATTACCTCACTTATCTTATGTGCTGCCACCGCTAAATACATTCGTGGGATCTTATATATTTATGGCATACTCTGGACTGTATAAACCAGTCAACCCAAAGAAGTATCGTGGCAATCCTACTCGCATTATCTATAGATCATTATGGGAACGAAAGTTCATGGTGTTCTGTGATAACAATCCCTCAATTTTAGAGTGGGGTAGTGAAGAAGTCATTATTCCATATCGTTGTCCGACTGATGGACGAGTGCATAGATACTTCCCTGACTTTTACATCAAAGTTCTTGAAAAATCAGGTAAAGTAACAAAATATATCATTGAAGTAAAACCCAAGAAACAAACACAACCACCGAATGACAAAAACAAAAGGACTGCTGCCTATAAACGGGCTGCCCTGACGTTCATGAAGAACCGTGCCAAATGGGACGCTGCTCAGGACTTCTGTGAGGATAGGCAGATGAATTTTTTAATCCTAACAGAAGACCAACTATTCTAGGTACGGAGCAATGGCACAAGGATTTGCAACAATCCAGCGCAACTCTACAAAAGAGAAAACTGGATACACAACTATCTTTGAAAAGATAACTGGTATGACTGGCGGTGAAAAGCAAAGTTATACTTGGTATAAAAACACTGTCAAGAAACTTTCAATGGATTATAGAGTAGATCCAGGAAAGATTATCAGAGAGGAAAAGACCGACAGTAGAGGTAATGAACAAGAGCCAGACGAAAACATTTTAAGACGATATGCGGTGTCTGGTCACCTTTATATGTTTGAATACAAAGCAAAAATGAAATGGTTGCCATACTATGATGAGTTTCCTCTTGTATATGTAATGAGAGCAACTCCAGATGAATTTTGGGGTGCAAACTTACACTACATGAATCCAAAGAAAAGAATCATGGTAATCAAAAGATTGATGGAAGGAAGAATTGACATTCCTAAGAAGTGCTTCCATAAATATTTAACTAGTCAAGTAGATGGTTTTATGCTTGACCTTGCCTCTTCGGAATGGGATACTGCGATTCTATTACCAGTTGAAAACTTCGTTCGTAATGTCAAAGGTAGTATGGGCAAGTTTCCCTACACTAAAGAACTTGTGTGGGAGGAAACTGACGAAAACTACTATGACCGCATCAAAGGAAGGAGAATCATACGTGGATATGGTAAACGCAGAGACACAGAGATGGTGAAATAATGGCTAATCAAGGAATGATTACTCTTGAGGGTCCAGGTCCAGCTGGAACCTTATTCTATAATCCCAAGACAGAAGAATTTACACAGGTTATTTTAACTCCGACTGGAGGTTCCAGTACCAAAATATACAAGAAAGGTGATACAAACTGGGACAATTGGTGGGGTCAATATGGCACAAAAATTACACAGAAATTAAATGGATCCACTGGAAAAATTGTAATTGGATCTCCAACATCATCTGGTCCACTTCCCAATACATTTGAGGGACAACAAACTCTTCAATATCCAAGAGAAAATAACGCTTTATATCGTGAAGATAATGATGTTGACTATGTTATGTTCCAGTTCGGAAAATACATTCCGCCTTTCAGTTCAGAATCAGCAACAATTGGAAACAACTTAGCTGCAGCAAATACAAACACCAATGATAATGTTTACCAAGCATATAACGCGAGTAATAATATCAGACCAGAAAAAGTCACGGTAAAATCTCCAAACGCATCTACAGGTTTTGTAGAAAATATTATGTCAGCGATTTTACCAATGCCTCAAGACTTAAGTACAGAAAGTAAGCAAAGTTGGGAAGCAAAATCTTTTACCGCGATTGGTAGAGGAATTATCATGGCAGCAAATGGAAATTTTGGTAACACTGCTTTTCAAAGCGACAAAAACTTTGATGTATTAGAAGCCGCAGCAAATGCGATTAAAACTAGTGTCTTGAACAAAATTCCAGGTGTTGGTGGAAACCTGTCCCTAAATGATCTCACAGGATCAACAAAAGGAATTATTATCAATCCCAATGCAGAGATGCTATACGAAGCACCTTCTCTGAGAGAAGTTGGTATGTCCTTTAAGATGGTTCCAAGAAATGAAAGGGAAGCAGAAGAAATTGCACTAATATGCAACTACTTTAGAAAATGTTCTTTACCTAGATGGGGTAAAGGAGAGGGCATTGATGCTCCAGACGCATTAAACCGAATTGATTCTACAGTAGCAGGAGAAAACTTCATTCAAGTTCCATTCCTATGTAAGTTCACCTTCATGAAAGGAAATGATGTTCATCCATATCTAAATCAGTACAAACCATGTGCATTGACATCTGTTGAAGTAAACTACACTCCTGATGGAACCTATGCTACATACGATAATGGTGCTCCAATTGCAACGCAACTAACTCTGAAATTCTCAGAGACTAAACTCATTTATCAAAATGAAATAGACTACGGATACTAAGATGTACTTTTCTTTAATACCAGACTTAAAATACGACAGAAAACCAATCAGTTATCCATTCTCGGAATCTGATTACGTTTTAACAAAAAACTTTTTCCGTAGGTATCAAGCGAACCCAGACATATTTGATTACTCTGTATTCTATAACAAGTATGCAGTCGTTGATGGCGAGAGACTGGAAACTATTGCCGACAAAGCATATGGTAGTCCATTCTATGACTGGGTAATTGTTCTAACAAATAATTTCATCAACCCACAGTTCGCATTTCCTTTAGATCCTTTTACACTAAGATTATATGTTGAAGAAAAATATGGATTGAATGAGGCATACTCTGGGGTCCATCACTACGAAACCATAGAAACAAACGCAGGATTTGTTGTTGATATGGAAATGGTTGTTGCTCTCAAGGGTGGTCTGATCGTTGACGAATCTTTCTACAACAGTACGTTCACTTACTGGAATGGAAGTGGATACACATCTGTGCCAGGTAATACAGTATCAAAACCTGTTTCTAATTATGAGTATGAAGAGGTAGAGAACGAGAAGTTACGTGAAATTTTTATCCTAAAACCAAGAGTTTTTGATAGATTTGTAGAAGAGTTTAAGACAAAGAATCTATATACAAAATCTAGCAGTTTCATAACCAAGTCTATCAAACAAACTAGAATTTGATTACGCGACTTTTTAGACAAAAAAATTGGGGAAAAAATTTTTCCCCAATCACGAAATCAATATTCTAAATTTGAAACTAGACGTTTACACTTCTCCAAGTTTTTCTTGCAGTAGTTGTGAACGTAACTGTCAGTGTCAACACTCATAGTATAGTGGGCGTGGGTGTGAAGTCCCTGAACTAAAATCAGGAACCCCACGACTAACAAGTTGAACTGAGTAACTGGATGGAGCAATACCTGCAGGTATTTTTTCATCGGGTAAAGTAGCGATCCATACGGAGTTTAATGTAATACATTCCAATGACCCATAGGGAGAAGAGGAACCCCTCCCCGTAGGACATGGAGTTCCAAGCGTGGACTACATCCATATCACTCCTCCGCCAGACGAGCGAAGTAAGACAGAGCATCGTCATCATCAACGACTGCCTCTTCCTTGACGGGAGATGGAGCAGCAGTCACACGAGAGCGGAACGACGAGGGTTCAGGAGCAGCGACTGGTTCGTACTCTTCGTCATCCACAGAGGAGACAGGAGCAGGACGCTGACCGATGCCGAGCACCATGTTCAGGCGACGCTCAAGATCCTCGTAGGACTTGAACTGGTCCTTGTTAGTGAATGCCTCAAGCGAATGCT